ACGAAAGTCTTCCTTCTTCATCTGCCATAATATATGTAGTTGTTAATCGTTGAACTTCAATCCCCTGCCAGCAAGAGCCGTTTTCAGCTTCTCGAACGCCTCCGGGCTGTTTCCGTCAATCATCGTTCCGCCCGAATCGGCGGGAACGTCCTGCAGTTCCTCGTCGGTGAGGTAGACGGACGTAATCTTGTCGGCCAGCATCAGGCGCAGGTATGCGTACCCTTTTTCATAGAGAATCTCATCGTCGGTATATCCCATTTCCTTCAGCTGTCCGATGAATGTTCCGAAAATGGTGAGCCCGCCGAAGCTTAGGTTGTTCTTACTGTTCTTGCGCTTGATTTCCATTATCACTGCCAGCCGTTTCTGCTCCTTGTCGATTCCGAAGTACTCGATGATGTCCTTCGTGTAGTCAGTCGTAAGCACATTGACAAGCATCGTCGCAACGTCCTCGGTTCTCATTTTCTCGAAGACATTGCGGCGCTCGGTCATGGCCTTGCTGTTGTGCAGGTCTTTGTATGTATTCGGTGTGGCATGGAGGGCAATAATCTCGCAACAAGCCTTCTTGTTAGTCTCGGCAACGCGCAGGGCCTCCAAGTATGGGTTCTGGATGAAGGAAGTATTCAGTCCGAGTCTGCCTATAATCCGTTTCTGTATGAACTGCTTTGCCAGTGTTATGGGATATAGACGGAACAGCTTGCGGCCAACCTTGAACTCGTGTGGCTTCCCGGTGATGATGTCCGCAAGTGCATATTCGATATTTCCATTCTTCTTGTCATCCATATAGTTGCGGAGGCGGGACTCGAACCCGCGACCTGTAGGTTATGAGCCTACCGAGCTACCAGCTGCTCTACTCCGCGATGTGAGCCGCCCCTTTGTACCCGGGGCGGCGAAGGGCGCGGGTCAGCCCATTGTGTAATAGGTAACGTCCTGGGCGGGAGAGGTCTCGAAGGCATGCTTGTAGATGGTGCCATCCTTGATGTACCAGCCTTCCTCGTAGGGGTTCTTGTTGCTGTAGCCCTCGGCGGTGGAGTCAACGGCAGTGAACGAGGCGGCGATGCTGCTCTTCTTGATCTCCACGTCGTCGAGGTCGCCGTTGGAGTCGGTGCTGCCCTTGGTCTTGTACTGGTAGTGGCCTACAAGTCCGTCGGTGCTGTCCTGTCGCAGCGTCTTCTTCAGCGAGCATCCCTTCAGCTCGGCGTAGACGGCGCCAGCGTTCTTCGGGATGATGCCGATTTCCCCGGCATTCTCGGTGAAGCCCGGATTGAAGTCGGTCTCGTCGCCAAGTCGGCGGTCGAACTCGATGATGTACTTGTCGGCGGCCTGCTTGCGGCCCTCGGCCTTGCCGCCCTCGATGAGGGCTTCGGTCTCGTCGCCTTCCTCCACGCTCAGTGAGGCGCTTCCGTCGACGATGTCGTCATAGACGGTGCCGCCCTGCTTGGCCACGCACTCGCCCCAACCTAAAATCTTCTTTACCATAATCGTAAGTTTTTTTAGTTGTAATACTATTCGTTGTTGTATCTGAAGTATAAGCTGATGTTGACGAAATGCTGCTTGATGTCAGGCTCAGCGAAGGTGCGCGTCGTGCGGTGCAAGCGCCAGTAAAACTGGTTTCCGGCCTCCTTCAGCAGTCTCAGAATCTCCTTGTCGAGAGCGGCCAGCTCCGTGCACCGCTCCTTGTCCTTGACCATTCGGCCGAAGCCGCAGTCTATGTCTGGGACGTAGATGTTTACACGGGCATATCCTGTCTGAATCTGCCTCGGGAAACCCTCTCCGACGGCTATCACGGCATCTTCCTTGTCAGAGTCCAGTGGTCTACAGTCCTCCGGGTACAGGTCGCCAGAGATAATCCCGGTTCCCTGCTCCTTCGACAGCAGCGGCGCGAGCGCGTCGTACACGTACTGTTCCAAGTCCTCGCTGGTCAGTGTCATTTTTTCATCCTCCCTAACAGTTCTTTCAGACGGTTTTCCGCAAGCAGCTCTGCGCTGTCGAGCACGTTCAGGTTCTTCGCTTCGACGTAGGCCGCGTATTCCATACCGGCAACAACTATCAGGACAAGTCCTGACGGATGCTCTGATACGAGCCTACTGAGGTATTCCCGGCCTTCAGGCGAGCCAGCGTCGCCCGAATATGGGTGACTACGCCCTTTCTCGTCTTTCCATACGCCTTTTGCAACGTCGAAGGAGCTTTCCTCGATCACTTTCCCGTTGTCTACGATGCAGTAGCCGATGGAGCTTGTGAGGTTTCCAGTACGGTCTTTATACCGATGGTTCTCTCTCGCCTCCTTGACCGCCTCTCTTCCGACACGTTTCAGTATCTCGATGTGCTTCCAGTGCAGGAGCTCGGCCTTCCTGTCGAGGTAGCCGTCAATTTCGGCTGCCGATGTGGTACACTTGATAGGCATAGCTACACGGTTATCTTGGTTGCGCCAGTTGCCGCAAGCGGCTCCACGCTCTGAACCTCAAACAATCCGAGCAGGCGTCTGCCTACCGTTGTGTCATAGAGCGTCAGCGTCTCGCTGTCGAACTCCTGCAGCTCAATAAGAATCTCGTACTGAGCCTGCGTGAACACACCGTCCCTGACCTTCCCCTTCTTGTCCCACTTCTGAGCCTTCCAGTTGCATGGTATCGGCTCGCTGAGGGTAACGGCCACAGGCTGCGGCTTGCCGTTCAGCATGCCGCCCCCGGTCTTCCGGGAAACCTGTATGTAGCCGTTCTCTATTATCATGACACAAGAAACTGCGGGTTTACAAGTCCTCGCCCTGCCATCCGTAGTTGTCAGACATGAGGGAGGTGTCGTCGCCTACTTCCTCCAGCAATGCCTGCGCAAGCATGCGGAAACGCTTTCTGTCCTCGTCGCTGAAGGAGTACGTGATGCCTCCCTGTGAGACGTTGGGGGCCTCTGACAGCATCAGATACACCCTTGCCTTCGCCCGCTTGTAGGCGGGCATACTGCGTATTTTGTCAGATATGTAGGCATCCCAGGCCAAACCCACCTCCTCCGTGATGTTCACGAGGGACAGACGGGAGAGGGGGTAGCCCGAAATACTTTTCAACGATTCGAGTACTGTCATACACTCAGCTATACTTTTAATTCAATCAGTTACCGTTGCTCCAAGTAGACTTGGTGGTATTGATGAACACGAGAGAGGCTCGGTTGATAAGACCGGGCTGCACGTATGCCTCTGCGAGAGTGGTCTCCGTCTGCGGGTTCACGTCCGAGTACACGGTCAGCTTGTAGAACGAGCCGTAGACCTGATAGGCCTCGGTGTTCTTGGCCATCGGCACACGCTTCCAGTACGTCCAGCCGAGCTGAATGGTTGGCGAGAGCGTCACGACCTTCTCGTTCCAAGGCTTCAGGGTCTCCTGCGTGCCATCCTTCTGCTCCACGGTGACATAGCTGTCAATGTAGAGAATCTGGGGATAACCCTCCTGGCGCATGTAGTTGTTGATGCGCTCCAGCGTCACCATTTCGGTGGTGACAAGCGAGAGATCGGTGGTCGAAGGGAAGAGGCGGCGGGCCACAGACTTCTGGGCACGGAGCTGCTGGAACTTCGACTTTTCCATGATGGCGTACATGGGCTTGCGGAGGCCCTTCTTTGCGATGATCTCCTGACCGTTGGCGATGTCCTTCAAGCCGTCAGCGTTTGCTGCGTCGTTCCATGCGACAGCTGCACCGATGAAGTTCTCAGCTGGAACGTTGAAGTTGATGGTGTCCTCGGTGGCCATTTCGCCGTCGAGCTTCTTAGAGAGTATCTGCTTACCGGAAGAACCGATGCGCAGGGCATCAAGCTCCACGCGGTAGTCCATGGCCTTGTTGCAGAAGTCAACATCGTCGTACACCATATCCACGAGGTAGCGAGCTGTGGCGGTGTCCTCCGTGTTGGCGGCGGCGATAACCCTCAAGTCCTCATACTCGTTGATCTGTGTCTCGTCCTTGTCCCGCGAAACGGCAATCTTGCCGAGCTTACCGCTCCATGAGCCGACCGTCCTACGGGTCTTCAGGGGAGCCTTCGTGTTGAAGGCAACGCGGTCAGCCGTCACGGGGATTCCCTCGTCACCCTCGATACCCTTCAGGTCGAACTTCGGGGTGTACTTCAAGGGGAACAGGGTCTGCCAAGCAAGTCCGCTGCCGGGCTTGTAGCTGTTGACTGCCGCCTGCATTCCAGGGCGGTCGAGTTCAAACAGCGGAGCATTCATATTTCCCATAGCTCTTAAACACGTTTAATGGTTGGTAACAGGGCCTCGATCTCGGGTGAGATATTGGCCGTTTCTTTTCTCACATTGGCGCCGTTGATGAGCTTCACGCTCTGGTCGCCCTCACCAGCATACACCCAGTCGGTCTTGCCCGTGATGTACTCTGGCTTGTAGAGAGGCTCTGCAACGACGGCCTCGCGCTTCACCACGTAGTCGTCGGCTGCAAGAGGAGACTGGCTGCCCTGGTAGGGCGTAACGTCTGCAAGGTTGATCTGCCCGGTGGTTGCGCCGCTTGCGACGACCTTCAGTGCGCCTTCGTCGGTGGACTCGGCATCGTAGTAGCCTGCGGCTGCGCTCTCGGCCTTTGCCTGATAGAGCCACGGGTCTTCGGTGTCGATGTCGATTTCAACGCCCAGCGTCACGGTCACGAGGTCGTACCCGGCGTTGCTCTTGTCAACTGCGGTACACTCAACGGCCACGCCGCCGTGTGCGATGATGTCGCCGACGGCCACGCCCGACTCCTTGGCAATCTTGATGGACGTGTCTGCCACCTCCACCGATGCCACGAGCTTATAGGCCTTGATTGGCTTGTACAGCCCGGTCTCGGGGTCGTAGCCTACGGCAGAAGTCGGGGGCACATCATAGTCGGGGTTGGCGACAAGGCCGCCGCCCGGCTTCTCAGCGAACACCTGCTCTATGCGTACAGGCTCTGGCCTGCGGGCATTCTGATGTTTGAAACCTACTTCCATTTCGATTTAACTGTTAGATGGCAAGCCAATGATGGCCGGGCTTGCCGTCTCGGCCTTCTTCTCGTCAATACGAGCCTGCACTATTGGGTTTACCTTCCCAGCTGCCGCAGCTGCAGAGCCGCCCCCCTTCGTACTGCCGACTTTTGCCTGCTTCTGAACGGTCTCGGTCTCAATCTTCTCAATCTCCGGCTTGATGGCATCAATGTAGGAATTGAACTTCTCATCAGTGTCAAAGGTCATGAACCCGTAGTCTCTGAGGTAGCGGTTACGAGTTTCCTCGTCAACGTTCTTCAGGAGTTCGCGCAAGGTGTTCTCACGCGTGCTGCCCACCTTCTCGGCCTTCATAGCCGCGATGGAGCTTGCCAGCTGTGTGTTCAGCTCCTTCATCGACTTCAGCTCCTTCATGATAAGCTGCATTTCGGGTGAAAGCTGTGAGCCTTCCCCGGCTCCAGTAGTCTGGTTTCCCGTAGGTGCGCCCCCGGCTACCTGCTGCTGGCCACCCCCGGTCGTGGTTGTGGTCTGCTGCTCTCCACCGTTGCCGCCTTTCTCTATGGGTTTCCCGTCCTTCAAGTTGTGCTTGGACTCATAGTCGCGGATGATGCTGTCGCGGCTCAGGTTGGCACGGGCGTCGCCGTAGCTTTCCAGCAACGACTCCACCGTGATCTCATCAACGGCGGCTGCAATCTCGTCCTCAGACTTAATCTTCTTCAGCAGGTTGTCTACAATCCTGTTGAGCTTGTTGTCGCTGACTCCCGGAAACTTGGTATTCAGCGCTTCTAAGATTTTCTTTCTCATACTCACGAAATAAACTAATTAGTTGGGTGCAAATATAGGTAGAATTTTTGGTATTTCCTCACGCAAAAGCGGATATTTTCATTAAAAAATCTTAAATTTATTATGTTTTCTCAATGAAAATTTTGTTATTTCAAAATAACTTTGTAATTTCGCGGTTGAAAACAAAACCCACAACAACAATGAAAACAAATTTGAAGTACACCAAAAAGTTTATTAACCAGAACTTCAGAATGAAGGTCTACGGTTTCGACGAGAACGGCAAGCGCATCAATAAGCTGGTCGGCGTCGCTGGTCTGATCGCCCTTATCGGCATCGAGTTCATCAACAAGTTCATTGACCGGGCATTGAAGGCTGGTCTTGACAAGGTCATCTGCAAGCTCCGTCGCGGACTGCAGGTCAGCTTCTATGTAAAGTAAGTTTAACCACCAACAACAACAGCATTATGAATCAGCAAGAATTTACACAGCGGACGGGCTACACGCCTGCAACCGAGGAAGAATGGAAGGAAATCGAAATGATGTACCTGGAGGCCGGGGAGAAGGTCGACAAGGATTTGTTCTGCAAGGAGTGGCTGGAGCATAAGGACAGCGTGCTTCTGAAGGTGTTCTACAAGCGGGCAATGCTGGAAAGCTGCACGATAGAATACTACCACAACCTGTGCATTGAAGCGGCGAAGCTTCTCATAGCCAAGGCCGATGACATGGATGACAACGAAATGTACTGGCAGGCCGTTAAGCTCATCGGTCAGAAGAAGGTAATCCTCTACAAGGCCGAGAACGGCTTCGACATGTCGAGTGAAGACCGGGCGTATATCAAGGAAAACTTACAGTAACAACTTAAAACCCACAACAACATGAAACAGACAGCAAAACCTACACCGTTCAACGTGTATCAGATGGTCACTGACCGCATCGTAGAACAACTGGAGAAAGGCATCATCCCCTGGCAGCGTCCGTGGTCAGGGCTTGGCCTTGAAGACGGGGGCGCAGTAAACTACGTGTCCCGCAAGCCCTATTCCCTGCTGAACCAGATGCTGCTCGGCAGGGAAGGCGAGTGGCTTACATGGAAGCAGCTAAAGGAGCGTGGCGGCAACATCAAGAAGGGAGCCAAGGCTGGCATCGTCGTTTTCTACACCAAGTTCACCGTCGCAAGGCGCAAGACGGAGAATGAGGACGGCGAGGAGCAGGAGGTGACTGTTACGAGCATGCGCGACATCCCGGTTCTGAAATACTACAACGTGTTCCACATCGACGACTGCGAGGGCGTAGATAGCAAGATCAAGAAGGCTGAGCAGGTTGAGCCGAAGAGCAGCCTCCAGCCCATCGAGCGTGCAGAGGAAGTCCTGAACGGCTACCTCAGCCGGGAGCAGGGCCTGAAGTTCATCAACGACAAGCCGTCTAACCGGGCCTACTACTCACCAGGTCTCGACATGGTGCAGGTTCCCATGCTCAGCCAGTACGCCATTGCGGAAGAGTACTACTCTACGGCCTTCCATGAGTTCGTTCATTCGACGATGGCCAAGAGCCGATGCGACCGCACCGCCGACAACAAGAACTCCCATTTCGGGAGCAGCGACTACTCGCGTGAGGAACTTGTGGCAGAGACGGGTTCGGCTATGCTGTGCAGCGTCCTCGGCATCGACTGCGAGAAGGCCTTCAAGAACTCGGTGGCCTACATACAGGGCTGGCTCCGTGCCCTCAAAGGCGACAATAAGGCAATCGTCTGGGCATCCTCTCGCGCTGAGAAGGCCGCCCGGTACATCTTAGGAGAGAGGGCACAATAAAAGGCCCTCTCGCAACGTTTTATAAGTGCGCCTACATAACCGTTAGGCGAATGTAAGAAAGACAAACCTCGTTGTAAAATGGAAAAAATAACTAAAGAAAGCATCATTAGGGTGCAGTTCCTTAGCCCGGTAGCGGAGTATGGCGGTCAGACTGACTTCTACTTCGGATCACTCGCCGCCATCTTTGAGCTGTTCACGAAAGAGCAGATAGGGTGCCAGCTCGAAACGCTCTGGAGCGCGAAGATTGACACCCTTCACCCAAAGACTACGCCGAAGTGCGTGGTGTCAAAACAAGTGTTGTACCGTAAAAAGCAGAAGAAGGAATTATGAAAACATCAAAGCGAATCAATGAGCGGACGCCAAGCGGAGGCGTCTATTCAATCACGTATTTCAAAGACAAAGAAGGAAGGCCGTGCGAAGAGCAGCAGGCTGTGCATTTTGAGGTTGTGGAATATGACGAGCAAGACAATCCTATAAACCGCACATATTGTTAGAGTCTTAGCAGCCTCTTCAACACAGCGTAGCGTCCGGGGAATTCTTTTTTGAATACCTCGGGCGTTAATGTTACCAGGACTTGACAGCTCACGGCAAAATCTTCTGTAAGAGCATTCTTTCCATATTCAAGTGGAGATTCTTTTCCAGAGTGTTTTAAGTCTGTTGCCATTGCCACTTTCCAGTCCTTCTGCTCGCTAATATCAAGCAGGCTTTTGCCCTTGCGTTTCTGCAAGTGGTCGAGATTATGCCCGTTCTCGTGGGCAAGCGTCCCATAGAGGTGGTCACTTATCTCTTTTTGTGACACACTTTGACAGCGGTAGAACGCTATCGTACCTCTCCCGCCTGTGGCAAATGACCGGGTAAAATTCTTGTATTTCTTTCTCCAGTAAGCGTCTGCCGGGTTGTAATAATCCAACAACTCAATTCGCTTTGTAAGTGCTTTTAATTCTACTGGCAGTTTCTCCAGCTTTGTTACAAGGTCATCCAGTTGTATTGTCTGGTATTTCTTATTCAGATTCTTTGGGACAACAATCTGAGTCCCGCCAGACGTTTTATATATGCGGCACGGACGTATTTTGCCGCCTGTAAGAATGCTGTCGCGCTCTTCCTCCAAAACGTACTCCGCAGTATGCGTCCATGCTCGTTTGTTCGCAAAATAGTCACGAGCTTCTTCAGACCATCGGCTTTCCCATCTTTGTCGAATATCGTCTTCCTCTTGTTTGGTACGTGCCGCATGGCGTTCTGCGGCTATCTCCTGCGGCGTCTTGCTCACGGGTGTAGGTTCGGCAGAGGTGGAAACATCGGCCATTCCGTTATACTTCGGGTTGTCTTTGATGAAGTACGGCAGGGACTTGGCCCGGCTGATGCGTTCCTCGTTTTCCTGCATCCAGTCCTTGAAGTTGCCCGGCACGTCGTTCACCTCACCCTTGAAGTGCCAGTTACTCACGTCCTCGCCCCTTTCCACGGCATCGAAGTACTCAAACATTTCATCATCCGTACACTCCTTCGGTACGGCGAAGCAGCGGCAGAACGGGTGCCAGCCCGTGAATACGAAGTCCTTCGGGTAGTCACCTTTCAGCTCGTCGCAGATGTCGACTACGGGGTGGTTGGTTCGGCTCGGCTCAATCGTCTGCCCTATGACGAAGGGCGACTTCTTCCAGCGGAGGTTGTCGGCGGTACGGTAGGCCATATTGGTCTCGGTGGCCGTCAGACGCAGGGCATTCTTGTAGCTGCTTCGGTACACGCCTTGTCCGGGGTGGAACTCCTGTGCGGCCCGGCTCAGCCGCAGCACTCCCTTCTCGTCGCGGACACGTCGGAAGAGCTTGTCGGGGTACTTCAGGAACGAGCGGACGTCGCGGCTCAGCTCTGCTGCTGACTTCCCACGTCCGAGGCCCATTTCCAGCGCAAGTTCCAGCTCGCCCTTGAACTGCCGAAGGTTCCACACGTCCTCGCTGAGGTTCATCCCGGCCCCTACACGGCGCATGAAGGCCCCGAGTGCCCGCTCGTTATGGTTGTACCAGGGGCCTGTGACCTTCTTCGGCAGGCTCGCCCCGGCGGTGGCAATCGCGGCATCCACCATCGCGTCGTTCTTCGCATTGGCCAAGTCCCACGCCTCAGAGAGGGCTTCCTCTGCGTTGGCGGTAAGGCCGCCTGACAGTTCCACAAGCAGCGCGTCGATCTCCCGCCTCGCCTTCGGGAAATTGTCGAAGCGGAAGTCCTCGTCGGTGTCGGTGTACGGTGTCCCGGCTCCTATCCGTGCAGCCTTCTTCGCCGCATCGTCTATGAGGCGCAGAACCTTCTCCAGCCGCCTGCTGAGGTTCGCACGCTGCCTGCTGTCATACACCCTTACGGAAAACTGTCTGCCGTTGGTCTTCTTCTGTGGCATGGGGCTTGGCTATTTAGGTCATACGGTTGGCTCGTTGAATGCGTCTACGGACTCATCCTTCTCAATCTCCTTCAGTTCCTCGTCAACGTCATCTGCCATGCCGAGGCGGCCAATGGCGTTGCGGCGTGACATGATAGGCTTGCCGCCCGTCGCGTTGCTGTAGTTGTTGATGCGCTCTCCCTCATCCCGGATTGTGAACGGTGTGATGACGTTCTCGACCTCCAGCGAGCGGATGGACTCGGCGTAGCGTGGGAACATCTTCTCTGCGAAGGCCTTGACGACGCTCAGCTCACGGTCGAAGTACTCAATCCAGATTCCGCTCTCGTCGAGCACCTTCATCTGACAGTCTATGAAAAGCATCTTGCGGCTCTCGCCCGACATGGGCGTTTCCTTCATGTTGTCAGATGACATGTCGGGAAGCTGCAGGCCCATGAAGAAGTTCTTCTTCAGCTCGGAGGTGTGGAACTTGATGCTCTCGATGGACTGATCCCATGTCTTGTACTCAGCCTTGGCGTTGGCCGGGTATTTGAGCACGTTGCGGCCCAGGCGGTCATCGTCTTTCTCCTGTCCCACCTTCACCTTGTCCTGCGGGTCGCAGAACACGACCCAGTTCGGGCGTGAGTTCTTGCGGACGTAGTTTCCGTTGTAGCTGTAGCACCACTCGGCCTCGAAGACGTTCTCACTCTGCTCTTCCCAGATTGGAAGCTCACGGCTCCCGTAGACGCCGTTTATCTTGCCTATCTGTATGTCCTCGTCCATGTCAGGCTCCGCATTTGCCCCGTTCATGCGCCAGCGGTAGTGGTGGTCTGCCGTGTAGGTGTCGAAGTACGTGACTTTCTCGTTGTCCTCTTCACGGGTGTACTCGACGCTGAGGGCTATCATGTCGTCGTACTCGTCGAAGAGCGGGTAGAGCGCGTCGCCCTTCATGGGGCTGTAGTTCTTGCAGCGTAGCTTCATCGGCGTGCTCTCTCCTGCGTAGACGGCCCCTCCCTCTACTTCCTGGGTGTACCATATCGTCACCACCTCGCAGGAGGCATACAGGTACTTGGCACGCTCGAGGTTCACGCTGTTGATGTGGTTGCGCTTGTAGATGCTCTCGATTATGGCGGCGGCCTTCTTCCCCATGTCATCCTTCGGCTTGTAGACACGCTTTGCGGGTATTCCGAAGGCGAGGGAGGCCATGCGGCGCGTCGCGAGCTTCTGCCACGGCAGGATCACCCGTGTCACCTTCTTTTCCTTGCCCTTGCGGTCTTGGCTGGTGTTGTACGCTGGATCAGTCATTACGGGATGTTTTTTGGGGTCATACTCCTTCTCGAGCTTGCTCCAGGGGATGACCACGATGCTTTTCTTCTTCAGGTCGGCCACTATCTGGGTGGCATCCCTCCCGGCCTCGAAGATTTCTTTCAATGTCTTTGGCATAGTTCAATGGTTTTTATCAATTAGTACAGTATATCCTCGTCATCCTCGGCGAACTCATCCTCATAGTACTCTGGTGCGTAGCGTACTGCCGCAGGGTGGAACGTGTTTGCCAGTGCGTCGAACTCGTCGGGCGAGTAGCCCAGCCGCTCCTTGATGTCCTCCTTCGGCTCAATGATAATCTTGCCGCTGCTTAGGAAGCTCCACTTGATTTCGGTTGCCTCTTCCAGCAGCGTGCCGCCGGGCGGTAGCATGGCACCCGTGCTGAAGTCGGGGTTCAGCCAGTCGCGGACGGCCCAGAAGCAGTATGCGCGCATGTTGGCGAACTTGTATTCCCCGGTAACGTCGGTAAGGTCTCGCGTTCCTATCCGGGCCGCCTCGCTGTACTTGCAGCTGATGATGCTGTGCAGGCGTGGGCGTCCGTTGTTCTCGGCGCTGATCTCCTGAAGGCGTGAGAATACGCCCGCACCCTCGCCGATGGTGTCTATCGACACACAGCATGCCGTGTGCCTTGAAAGGTAGTCGACGGCCTTGCCAGCTACCTTCATGTGGTCTGCCTTGCCGCCCGAGTTGGCCTTCTTGATTCTCTCCACGTAGTCGCCGTAGCGGTAGACGAAGCACGAGCTGTCGCGGCCCATGCCTGCGACGTCGAGTCCGAGTATTCCCTCGTTGTGGCTTGACAGGTGGTAGGCCTTCCAGCGTTCCTGCGCGGCCTCTATCCACGCCTGCGGTATCAGCACGTCCTCGTCAACCTTCGGGAACTGACCCAGCACCTTCTTGCGGAAAAGGTCGGAAGGACGGTACCACTGGCCCTCCCACTCGAAGTCATCCTCCGTCGTGCTAACCTCGTCGCGGCTGATAGGCTCACACCAGTTCTCGACCTTGTCCTTCACCCATTCGTAGTCCACCTGCCCAGGTATGATGATTCGCTTCTCCAGGACGTTCGGGGCCGTGAGGTCGTTAAGGCAGAACTTCTTCCATCGCGTCTGCTTCTGCGACTTGGCGGCGTAGCCCGTCGTTATGTTCGGGTTGAACACCAGGAGTATTCGAGAGTTGCCCTGCAAGTTACCCTCAATGGCGGCAAAGGTGTCCTCGCTGATGCCCGTCGCCTCGGTGACCACGAACATCGTGTTCACTGCATGGAAGCCAGACCAAGCCTCGTGGTTGTTCTCGTCGGCCTTGAAGCCCGTGAGGAACCACTCGTCGGAGTCCGTTCTTATGTCGTAGGTGTTGAGCCTGCCCGGCAGTATGAATCCCCTGCGCTTGGCACGGTTGAAGAGACGGCTTATCTCAGGCATCATGATATTCTTCACCTGACGGTCGGTCGGTGCCGTGAGTGCGACCTTTGTGTTCTCGACAAGCTCCCCGTTCCCGTTCCACCTTGGCGTGAGGTAGAGGAAGCAGACGGCTATGACGGCGGCCACGAAGTCCTTGCCCCGTGCCGTGCCGCTCCTGACGCTTACACGCTTGTTGAATTGCACGGCAGTGACGATTGCCTGCTGTTCCTCGTCAAGTGAGACGCCCAGTGCCTCGGCGGCGAAGGTGTTCCAGTCCTCCCTCCACCGGGTGAACAGCCTTTCGGCGTTCTGGCGTGCTATCTCCTTGCGCTGTGTCATTTGTCCTTCTCAACGGTTCCAGTCTTCATCAGCATGGCGTAGAAGCTCATGTCGCCACTGACGTCCATCTTCTCAGGGCTGTAGAGTCCGAGCAGCTTGCGACGCTCAATCAGCAGGCGGTTGATTACTTCGAGGTATCGCGGATCACCGTAGCTTACCACTTCCTCGCTGTTCTGACGCATTTCTGTGGTCACTATCTGCCCCGGCTTCTCGTTCCCGTCATCGTCTATCTCTGGCGTGCCGGGTACGCCCTTCTGTGCGCTCTTGACCTTCTTGTAGTCCTCCTTCGACTTCTCCCATGCCTCCCAGGCCTCCTTGATGAGCGTGTCGATGCGCTCCAGCTCCAGCTGAAGGGCGAGGTCGAGGTCTTCGATGCGGGTAGCCCGCCACTCTTCAAGAAGGCTGTCGATGTCCTTCTTCACCGTCTCGAGGGAGTAGGAGCGAAGGCCAAGCCTCGCCATCACCTCGGAGCGCATTTCGCGGTAGCTGTATCCACGCTTGTATAGGGTGCTCAGAATATCCATCCTCAGCAGCTTCTCCTGCTTGAAGGCACGGAGCCGGGCCTTTGCCGTCCTGTCGTTGTTGTTCTTTCCCATAGGCTTCAGAACTTGGCTCCGTTATAGTGGTAGATGATGTTTCCGTCAGCGTCCTTGCCCTGCGGCACGAGCGCACCCTCAAACAGTGTGTACGGCGACTGCCCGGCCTGCGGGTTGTTCCAGAGCCAGCGGAGGTATTCAGCCATCGACATATCCATGAACTTGGCACGACGCTCGGAGCTGTTGGCGTTGTAGCCGCAGGCCCTTCCCCATTCGTAGGAGTGGAGGGCGTCGATGTCCTTCCTGATGTCGGAGTAGCGGACGCATCCGTCGGCGGCGTTCTTCGCTATCTGCAGGGCCTCGCAGAACTGGCCCTTCGAGTAGTTCCAGTCGGCAGGCAGCCCGCAGCAGGAGCCATTGCAGCAAAGCTCCTTGAAGTGCGCGTCCGAGACGTAGAACCGCATGCCTATCTCGTCGCACAGGGCCTTCATGTTCTTCATGAACGGCTCCTTGATTTTACGGTTCAGACGCAGGTAGCCGCTGCTGACGCTGTATTTCTTGTAGAATGCCATGAAGTCGAAGCCGCAAAGCTCGTTGAAGATGGGCATGCGCTCCTTCAGCGTGTTACTGCGCTGCTCCACGCACATGAACTCGGTGCTCATGGCCGTAGCGCCACGGCTCCCGGCCTCACGGATAAGGTCGAGGTACGACGGTGTGGTGATGCCGATGATGAAGGGACGCAGGCGTAGGGTTGCACCCCCGGCGTTGGCCTTGGCGATACGCTCTATGGCATCGAGGCGTTTCTGAGGTGAGGGCACGCCCTTCTCGATGATGCGGACCTTCTCTTCCTCCAGCGTGATGATGCTGAACTTGAAGTTCCAGTTACGCTGACCCTCTATCAGCGACATGTAGCGGTCATCCTCGGTGAACCAGGTCGCCTTGGTTGAGAAGCATAGCGGATAGTCTATCTCCTTGAAGAACCTCAGCAGGTCAAGCGTCACACCATACTTGTGCTCGAAGCCGTCGAACTGGTCGGAGAGGCCGCCCCACTGCATCACCTTGCGCTGCTTGATGTAGGGTGCGAACTGGCCAGCGTACTTGTCTGGCTCGGTGAACATCTTCTTGATCTTTTCCGGGTTGACGCTCTTCACCTCCTTGGCGAGGTAGTTTTCCTTTGCGCCACCGATGGCACGCTGGAACTGCGAGAAACAGTAGAGGCAACCGAAGGAACAGTTGCTGTACGTGTCGAAGGTCATGGGCATGGAGCAGTCGGCTATCTCGTTGCTCCATCGTGGTGATTGGTAGTATGCCATATTCTGTTATATGATGTTGATTTCCATTTCGTAGTCATTATCTTTTATCCCGACGATTTTAGCACCCTGACGAGTCCAGAAGTTGATTGCACGCTCGTTAATGTTCGTGCGGAACTTGAACGTTTTTATCCCGCTGTACTTCATTCTGAGCAGTCGTCTGTCGTTGATGATTTTACCAAGTCCGTGTCCGTGATGGTCTTTGTGAACAACCGTCAGTATTCCCCGGACGTGAGACTTGCAGCGGGTACATAGATAAAAGCCTATATCATCATATATCTCGCACCAAAGGTTTTCTGGCTTTTCCTTTGTTAGCCATATTGCCTTTCGTATATATGCCGCCTCTCTTGCTACAGACGGTGAGCCGCTTTCCCTGCAAAGCCTTTCAAGGAGCCTTACATCTTCTATGTTGTTCCTATCAAACTGTCTCCACATATTCCTTTGCTATCTTGTCGTCGTACCCTGCCCACATAGACTATTGATTTTACTGATTACCATATTCGTCAGAGCTTCCGTCGTGTTCTCTGCCGTGTTGACTTGAAGGACGGGCACGCCTATCTCATGCCACTTCCTCGCTGCAATCATTGCTTGCTTCTGCTTCTTTAGGATTAGCTCGAAGTTACGTTTCCCGTTCTTTCCTTCACTACGTTCCTTCAGACGGTTATATATTGTCATTCCGTCAGCATATAGCGACACGACGAGGTAGCTCTGCGCCTTGAACAGAGCATTTACAAGATTCATTCCGAAGGTGTTCATAAAGCTACCTTCGCAGAAGCAAATGTCAGAGTGATTTAAGGCTTCTTCTACAACCTCTGCAAGCCGTGATGTACAACTTGCGCCCTTGTCGTTGGATATCCTATCCACACCGCCGTAGCGGGTAACGCCGTACTTTCCGGCAAGGCTTACGCTGCCGTTCTTGCAGTAGGTCACGTCGTTGGTTATCCTATCCACACCGCCGTAGCGGTCTATGATAGCCCATGCTAATGATGACTTTCCTACTGCGTGAGTTCCTGTTATGAACACGCAGGTTTTCATTTACACGTTTCTGTAGATAAGCTCCTTGTATTTTGAGTGATCCGCTTCGTTGAGCATCCGTTCCGTGTAGTAGCCGTCCCACCTCGTCCCCTTGTTGAACTTGGCCACGGCGCACAGAGAGGTCTCGATTGCGAAGGCGTTGTCTCGCGTGTCGATTTTTGCCTGGTTGAGGAATTTATCAAGCGTGTCGCGTTCGTTGCTCCTCGTCACGGAGATTGCGCCGAGGGTGTAGTTCTCGTCCTTCTCCCAGCGGAAGCGAATGTCGTCCGTCCATTTCGGCCTGAACACGTTCATGTAGACTTCGAGGAACAGGAAGGCCGCATAGCGTCCGAAGAAGTACCAGGAACTCACGACACAGTATGCCTGCGAGGTCGACGTGCAGGCTCCGAGTGCCACCATCATGCCTTGGTTGAGCTCTTTCAGCAGACGGTCGTAGGCTCCGTTGCATCGGACGTAGCGGCGGTCGGTACGGAACTGAAGCTTCTTCATGTCCCGCTCACCTTCCAGCAGCATGGCCAGCGCACTTGGTATGTGGTAGGTCATGGTGTAGAAGTATATCAGTCGGAAGGAGTCCCATCTGTTAAGGTGCAGTGCGCGTGACAGGGATGCAATCATCCGCTCCTCTACGCCCGCATCGCCCCGGTTGTGGTATCTGATGTATTCCTCGTAGGTCATCTGCTCAGTCCTCCGCTGCCTTTTCCTCTTCCTTCTTGGTTGGGTTGAGTATCTCGTCGAGGCGGTACACCACCTTGTCGATGCCTATGCCGATGATTCCCTCGAGGACTTCCTTCTGCTCCTTCTTGTAGCAGATGATGATGCGCTCGGTGGCCGTCTGGTCGCTGCCCTCAATCTTCGGCAGGTTGTCCGGGTTTAGGTCTTGTCCTTGCAGTTCGGGAGGCAGGTTGTCCATTCCCTGAATCGTCTGCCCGGCTCCGTCATCCTCAGAGGGCGAAGGCGGGTTGTCCTGGTGCCCTGCGTTTGTCGCACCGCCCATGGGCTGGAAGGCCATCGGGTTCGTGTTCCATACGTCCATGCCCCAGTCGCCCAGCTTCTGGTTGTCCCAGTTGTTGGCCAGCAGGTCGTAGTCCCACGTACCGAAGGACACATTGTCCTTGATGATGAACTGCTTGCGCTCTTCCTCGGTAAGCTCGGAGGCGTTGATGACGTAGGCGAAGGGCTTCTCCATCCATTTTTCCCACCATTCAACGAGTTTCTTGCGCTCTCCCTCCGACTTCTTGCGGTAGTCGTCGAGGGATGAGAGACGCTTCGCAACCTGTTCGGGGGTCATCTTTGAGATAGCCGTCAGCGCCTGTCTGCGCTGGTTGCCTCCGAGGGCCGTCATCTTGCCGTCATGCACGATGGGCCGCAGCTCCAGCATCTTCGGAAATACGAGAATCGAATCAACCAATCGGTTGAATTTGTCGCTGGTGATGCTTCGCGGGTTCTCCTGGTTGGTCTTGACCTGCGTGAGCCTTACCTGTTCAATCTTAATCATAAATACAAACGTTTGATGTTATAGATGCACAATTTCGGCGCAAATATAGCAAAAAACGTTTGTATTATAAACGTTTGGGGCTCAAAAGCGCCCCTTTTTAACGCGAATTAACAACCAAATAGTTTATTATTCAGGGAACCTTCACCCTTACCGGGAATCCAGCGTATATCCACGCTATCAGCGCGGCGTCGCGTCCCTCCTGGTTCGTGCGCCCGGTTATCCCGGTGAAGTAGGAAAGCTCATCGTGGGTTATCTTCCCGTTCTCACCGTGCCAGCACTTGCGTAGTGGCTTGATGAACTCGTATCTCAGCTCGTAGCGTTCGCACATCTGCCCGATGATACGGCTGACCTGCTCGTTGCGGCCTTGATGCACTCCCTTTGCGACGGCGACGTTCCTGCTGTCGTGGTTGCGGAGGTGCCAGTTCCCCTGGTTCATCCACCCGGCTTCGACGGCCACTATCACGTTTCTGCCCTGCACCTCTGACTGTCGCTTCTGGTAGAGCAGGTAGTCGAGCAGGTCAGGGAAGGCGAGGGTGGTTATTGATAGCGTCTTGGTGTTGCAGTCGAGCCGGGCTACCCCGTTTTTGTCAACATCGGGGTCTATGCCTATCACGGTGTCGAGATGCATCAACTCCCCTTTCTGTGTCAATTTATTCATAACTTTCTGACTATCAATCATTTAAGTAATATTCTCTCAACGTGTTCGCATGTGTACGAGCGTGTATGTACGTGTACGCTTGTGCGCCCCTATCCCCCTATAGTCCCCCTTATCCCCTCGTCAGTGGTAGTTCCTGCGGTACGGGTTGGAGCGTATTCTGAGCCAATAGGGCTTGACGTAGCCGTCCTTGCGCGGGTGCAGCCTTTCGGTGTAGTGTATCTGCAGGAATGGAGCCTCGAAGCTCATTGGCAAGTCCTCCATTATGTAGTCAATCCGTTCCGTCATTCTCCCTAACTCTTCTGCGAGCTGTTGCAGCTTGTACGTGACATTCTCTTCATACCTGGCAGGCTCTCCGTAGATCAGGGTGAATGAGTCGCCCTCGGATTGAAGTAGCTGGTGGTATTCTATCAGATAGTCGATGTATTCCCGCACCCGTTCCTGCGAGGCTCCGATTGCGTTGGCAATGGTCTGGATGGCCTCTTCAATATTCTCACGGTCGATAGTAATCTTTGGCATAGCTATTCTGAAATTTGTCCGTTTCCATCGATTATCCTCTTTCCGTAGATTTTCGCCGCCCGGTACTCCAGGTTACACCCTTTCGAGGTCGTCCAACCCCGGTCGAGTACTACGGTGTCGCAGGTGAGCATGAGCGCTATGCACTTGCCGATGGCTTCTGCTTCATCGCAGTTTTCGCTGAGTGGTACTGCGTCGAACGGCGTTACTATCTCTGCATCCGGGTAGTCATCCTGCAGGTATGAGCGAAGCGTCTCTGCCCGGTGGTAGGCAGCACGCCGCTTCCAGTCGAAAGTCGGCTCATGTCGCCCGTTTATTGGTGTGCTGATGAATATTCTCATTTCTTTCGATTTGAATTCGGTTTGTTTTCGGTTTGAAATGTTCGCAGTTACTTCTCCAGCTCAGAAGGGTTCAGCGGCTCTCCGTCCAGTACGGACAGGTGCCGAGTGTCGGCTTCCCGTCAAGGGAGAGCAGCTGGTGCGGTTTCAGTACCTCCGTTACGTTGGCGCAGTCACCGCACCTGTGCAGCTGCTGTGGTGTTTTCTTCCTCTGTGTCATTACAGTCTGTAAAGTTCGTCATTACCCATTACTCTCTCCCACGGGAAGAATAGCAGCTCCTCGAACTTGTCACTCCTCTCGGCCGCGAACGGGTTCCTGCCGAAGTGTCCGTAGGCTGCGGTACGCTCGTAGATTGGAGCCTTCAGGTACAGCATACGCTCTATCCCTGCCGGGGTGAGGTCGAAGTGCCTGCGTATAAAGTCCTCTATCCGCTCATCCGTGGTATTGTGCGCCGTGCCGTAGGTGTTCACGTTGATACTGACTGGCTCCGCAACACCGATGGCGTAGGCCAGCTGAATGAGCACCCTGTCAGCGATGGCGTTGGCGACGAGGTTCTTGGCGATGTAGCGTGCGGCGTAGGCTGCCGAGCGGTCGACCTTCGACGGGTCTTTGCCCGAGAAAGCACCGCCGCCGTGAGCACCGTAGCCGCCGTAGGTGTCGCAGATGATCTTGCGCCCAGTGAGGCCAGTATCACCTGCCGGCCCGCCGATGACGAACTTTCCCGTCGGGTTGACGTAGTACCTGATCTCGTCGTTGAACAGCCTCAGAACCCTCTCGTCGCGGATGCGTGACTTGACGAGCGGCATGAGTATGTTCACCACGTCGTAGCCTATCTTCTCCTGCATGGCCTTGTCCGAGGCGAACTCGTCGTGCTGGGTTGACAGTACGATGGTGTCGATTCGCAAGGGGTTCCCGGCCTCGTCAAGCTCCATCGTCACCTGGCTCTTGGAGTCGGGCCGCAGGTAGGGCATCCCGAAGCCGCTGTCGCGGCGTATGTCGGCCAGCGTCATGAGTATCAGGTTGGCGAGGTAGTGGGTGGCGGGCATGAAGGTGTACGTCTCGCTGCAGGCGTAGCCGAACATGATGCCCTGGTCGCCTGCTCCCTGTTCCCTGCCATCCGTAGCCGTCACGCCACGGCTGATGTCCGTGGACTGCTCATGGATGGCCGTCAGTACACCGCAGCTGTCTGCGTCGAAACCCAGCTCCGGCCTCGTGTAGCCGATGCGCCTGATGGTGTCGCGCACCACCTTCTGAACGTCGACGTAGGCCTCGCTCGTCACCTCACCGGCAACAATGACCTGCCCGGTCGTAACCATAGTCTCTACTGCGACGCGGGATTCCTTGTCCTGCGCCAGAAAACTGTCTAAGATTGCGTCGCTGATCTGGTCAGCAACCTTGTCGGGGTGTCCCTCGGACACTGCCTCCGACGTGAATAGTCTTTTGTTCATAATCAATATCTGAATTTTGTAAAGTGAATAATTGCCAAATATTCGGTGAGGTCGTAGCCTTCAAACCAGTTTCTCCAGTCTTGAAGGGTCAGCCCGTCGTTGTGCGCAAGTTGCTTCACGTCTACGCTGTGGCCGTCTGCATACATCGGGTGTATCGTCGTGCAGCCTATGATATTGAGCTTCTGAATGCCAATACCGTCCTCGCGGGTCAGACGGGCAATCTCGCGCTGCGTAGAGCCTTTCCCGTAAGGTTTGCCAACCCATTGACGGATAGACAGGCACGCCTCGCCAGCGGCTATCTTCTCGAAGCGTTTACGCCAAAACTCATAGTTTGCTCGGATGGTGTGCAGCTTTGGATTTCTGTATAGACACTCTGAGCCCCTATTGAACACTTGACCTGCCTTGAAAGCGTCCTCGAAGTTCGTAGGCTCACCTCCATTCGGCATGTACTTAGGGAACGTCTGAGATAGTGTAAGGTAGTAGGTCGCAATTTTCTTCATAGCTCTATTATATCAATGGTTATTTGCTTGAGTTTGCCTATCCCTACTTCTTCGAGGTCTTCTGCGGTTTGCTTAATGTCTTTCTGCCTTGGGAACCTCTTGCATTCGCTGAGCTTGTAATTCCCGCCCTCGCAATTGAATGTGATGTTGTATTTCATAATCTTCTGTTTTTAGGGTTTGATACTTGGTTTATTATTATGCCGTCCTTCTCCTGTTGGCGTTCCTGATAGCGTCCATATTGGTTTTCATCAGTTCAAGAATAGTGTCGTGGTACTTGGTAGGCTGATTGTGCTTGCCCCGGCTCTGAACTACCCGGTAGTCGCTCAGATCAACCTCGATTGTCTCTACGCGCTCGCCGTCCTTCTTTGCTGATAGGATTAGGCAGTCGGGCTTCTTGTTGACGTCGTAGTAGCCGTTGGCGAATACGCAGTGGTGCATGGCTGCCCCTTCCTCCATGAACTCCTGGACGGACTGCAGCGCCCTTATTTCGATGCCCTTCCCGGCAATGATTACGCCGAAGAACTTCTTGCGCTTGATGGGGTAGAGGTTTATCATGGCCTTCTCACGCTCTTCACGCTCCTTGGCCATGCGTGCCCTGCGCTCCTGCCACTCCAGTTCCTGGCGCTCACGCCTTATTCGGCTCCGTTCCTCCATGACGGCGTTGAGCTTCTTGCGCTTCGCCATCGCAAGCTTGCAAATCTCGTCGTGCATAGCATTAAGGTCAGCCGGGGCGACGTACTTCGGGTTGTGCAGGTCTTTTCCGACGAACTTCAGCATTTCTACGAGGTCTGCCCACTCCGTAGTCTGCACGTCGTAGCCGTGACGGAGGGCTACCCGGACGGCAGCCGTCTTCTCACTGTCCGTTGTCATTCCCCGCTTCTCCAGCAATTTGAAAAGCTGTGGCGACCTTTTGATGACCGTTTCCCAGAACGGGCTTACGTTGACGGCCCGGAACATGTCATCGACGCGGATTCCCGTCTGCTCGTCAGTCGGCAGGTAGCTGAAAAGGGGCTGAACCCTTGCGTAGATGGCGAGGTCGTAGCCTATACAGCGAGGGTCGGAGAGGGTGGAGCAGTGGTCGTAGTTCTTCTTGATAGTCATGGGCTGCCCGGTACACCAAGCATCGTCGACGTAGCCCATCTGACGCGGCAGTGCCATGAAGACGTACTTGCCGCCCCGGTACCACTGCTGCATGCACTCGACGGTGCTTGTCTTGAACAGTCTCTTGTACTTAAAGGCCGCATAGAGGTAGACGTGACGGATCACCTGCCAGCCGCCCTTCGTCGTGACGACCAGGAAGTGGATTATGTGCGTCTTGTGCCCCCGGTACTGCCTTGCCTCCTTGTAGTTTATCAGCTTGCAGGCCTGCTGCTTGTAGCGGTCTGCTATCTCAGGTAGCTGTCTGCTGAGACGAACCACCTCCTTCTCATAGCTTGTGGTCGGTCTCATAATCAGAACAGGCTTAATTGTTCAACCTCCTGCTTGACGGGCTTGCGCTGCTTCTGCTTGTTGCTTTCCCGCTGCTTCTTCAGGCACTCGTTATAGTAGTCCTCACGGGCCTTCCTCTCCAGTCTCTCAATCTCGGCCACGGGAAGCTTCACCTGGTGGTTTACGACACAGGTGCCGCTTATGCTCTTGAGATACTTCGGGTCAAGCTCGTCCTCGTCGTAGTAGTGGACGGCTATGCCGTAGATTTCGTCATCGTCGAAGCCGTTGCACCCGGTTTCCCTTACGGTGTTAAGGATGAAGTTGCAACACTCGTCGATGTTCTTTCCTGGTTTTGCGAATGACACGGCGAACTGCTCGTCTGTATTCGCCCTAACGGTCAGGTAGTCCTGAATCGTCTGCTTGAATGATTCACTTGATTTCATAGCTTTGTTGTTGTGGGTTTGAATGTTAGTAAACTTCGGTGGTTCTCTGCCTGAGTATCTCGTTTACCCGGCTGATCTCGCCGTCCACCTTCGCCTCCAGCTCTATTGAGCGCTGAAGGGCCTGCTTCTTGGCCACCAGGTCGGCAGACTTGCGCATGGCGAAGTAGTTCCTCTGCGCCTTCCTCATTTCCTGTACGAGGTCGAAAAATTGCCTTGCGTTCATATCTTTCCTTCTTTTTTAAGTTTCATGTACTCCTCGCGCGTCACTGCGGCCTTCCTGTGCTCGGCCTCCCTTCGCTCCCGCTCCTCCTGGTCGTGGCGCTCGTAGCTGTACCAGCGCTCCTCGCAGAACTTCCGCAGGCTCTCGGTTATTATCAGAGGGTCAACGGAGCCGTAGAAGCGTCCGTAGCGGCCTGTCTTGAAGCGGTGGAAGAACAGCATCAGCTCGGACACCTTCAGGTAGTGGAACTCGGTTGCGATTACGAAAGCGCACTCCTCCAGCGGCTTGCCCTGCAGCTTGTCCTTCACGCCGCAGTATTCCGAGAGGTTGTACAGCTGCGGGATGAGCCACATCACCGGGGCGTTGTTCCCGTAGCCTGCACGCAGTGTCGAGAGGGTAGGGAAGTCGCCGAAGAAGCACACTTCCTGATCGGCACATATCTGCCGCTGGTAGTCCGGGTTGAACTTTGTTAGAAACGCCGCCCTGTCGCCGTACCTACTTGCCAGCTGCTGAATCGTCCTCTGCTGCCAGGCGGGCAATGATGTCTGCCGCTTCGTCAGCCCTTTGTTCTGCTCCATTATTTTTCCTATCTGTTCCATTTCTCTCGTTGTCGTAGTTGCCTTCAAGAACCTTGATGAAGTTGTTGGGTAGCACGAGCCAGTCGAAGGTGGCCGTGAAGCCCTTCTGGTTGTAGCCGTTGAGGAACTGCGAGCCAGCCGCCTTGTCTATCATCTGGAAGACTGCGTCGCGTCCGTGCTCTCGTACACGCGCTTTCAGGTATTCCGACCTCTTCGTGCCGTCCGTGATGGCCTTGATGGGCTTGATGCTCTTACCGGCCATCTTCCCGTTAAAGTATAGAAGCACCTTTTCCCTGAAGCTCTTCGGATGAGTTGCATCAGCTTTGCTGTGCGACGAACCTTCAGAGCGTAGCGATGAAGGTAATATATTGTCTACGTTAGTAGACTCACTATCACTATCACTATCATTATCAGCGACGTTTGCGACTTCTTGCGACTTTTGCGAAACAATAATCGCATTTGCGACGTTTGCGACTTCTTTCGACTTCTTTGCCCACCGTTTAGCATTACCTTTCGCTCCTGCTTCCGAACGTTTCTTGCAAATGCTTTCGTATTTCTCAGCGTCCCGGTCTATCTGCGTCTTCAAGACCTTGAACGCCATTCTGATTGCCGGGTCATCCTCAATCTCGGTGACGGGTTCCTCGTTGATATATGAGAGTATCGCCTTGAAAAGCCTTCCGGCCTGCTCGTAGGTAAGCTCCTCCAGGATGGCTATGCAGTCAGCGTATATGATGATTGATTTCTTCATAGCTTACTTGAAAAATACGTTAGTGAGCTGTCTCTGGCCGCTGAAAACGGCGTACAGTCCCGGTTTCGTCTGCCTTATCTCCAGCTCGTCAACACGCCCGAAGCGGCGGTAGTTGCCGCAGAGGTCTACAATCCAGCCCTCCTTCTTCGTAGAATGCGGACGGATGGCACGGCCCACCATCTGGTAGTAGAGTGCAAGCGAGCGTGTGGGCCGGGCGAGTACGATTGTGCCCAGCTCCGGGAAGTCGAATCCCGTTGTCAGCACGCCGACGTTGGCCACGACCTTGATGCGCTTTGCCCTGAAGTCACGCAGTATGCGGTCGCGCTCCGACATTTCCATGTTCGAGCTTACAACGGCGGCCTCTCCACCGAGTACGCGCACAAGGCTCTCGGCCTCCTCGACGAACCTCGTGAACACAAGGATGCTGTCACGCCCGGCCACCAGCAGCCGCCGGATGATGTTCTCCAGCGTGTCGTTGAACTTTATCTCCTTGTATAGTGCCCGCACCGATGCGTCCGTATAGTCTGCACCCGTGCTGTTCACCTTCAGCCTCGCCGGGTCTACGACGTTCAGCTGGTAGTAGTTTAGCCTCGCGAGATAGCCCTGCTCGGCAAGCGTCCTGACCTGTACGCAGTATATCAGGTCGTCGAAGATGCGGGGCCTGGTGCGCGTCACGAAGCGGAGCATGGCACCGTAGAAGCGGCTCGAATAGAGGCGGTACGGCGTTGCGGTAAGCCCGATGACCTTGCACCCGGTGGCCTTGATGAAGTCGTGGTACATGCCCGCCTCCGCATTCACCTGGTGGCACTCGTCTATGAGGACGTAGCGGAACCGCATGAACCATTCCTTGTGGTTCTTCACGCTGCCGATGGTGGCGAAGGTGATGCGGCTTATCTCCTTGCTTTTGCATGATGCGGAGTACACGGAGCAGTCAACGACGCCGTAGCTGCACAGCTTCTCGTAGTTCTGCAGCAGTATCTCCTTCGACGGCTGGAACACGAGCACCGGGCGGTCGAGGCGGTGGATGATGCTGGCGATGACGAGTGACTTGCCGCTGCCCGTTGGCAGGACAATAAGCCCGTTGCGCCTAACGCCGCTGGTGAAGTACCTGACGGCGGCATCGACGGCCTCTCTCTGGTATTGTCTTAGCTGGTATGCCATACTGTTGTTGCTGCGGGTGAAAAGTGCCGCCCGCCCCGGCTGTGGGAAAAGAAAAGCAAAAAGCGCAGCGGGACAGGCGGCGGCGGGTGTTAGATTTCTATGATGGTAACGCCGGGCATTGCCTTGTCGATGCGTTCTATCACTTTGTTTATCTCCTCGTCACGGTACTTCTCTATGACGTCGTTCGCGTCGGGGCTGATGAGCTGGCAGCTCCAGTCGTCGGGGTCGACGTACACCTCGCACTTGATCTCCTCCGTGTCCATCCCATTGAATACGGGAATCTGGAGCACGAAGGCATCCGGCAGGTTGCTCTCGACGGCCTGCTTGAAGTCAATCTTCTTGTTGCCCCGGTTGTCGTTGGATGATTCCAGGTCTTTGTTGACCTTGCCCTTGAAGTTCTGGAGCAGGGCAACAAGTGACATGGCCTGCTGCTTCGTCTCGAAGAACGAGCGGTTCATCTTGAACAGCATCGCAAGCTCCGGGAGGGTGAAGGTGTGGCCGTCGTTGATGTGGAACTTGCGGAAGGCCTCCGATATTTGCATACGGCCAGTAATCTTAGGCCCAAACTTGCTGATTTCGTTGATGCTCAGCGTTATGCTCAGGTTGTCGCGGTCAACAACCACGTGGCAGCGGTCTGTAAGCTTCTGAAGCTCCTCGCGTGCCTCCAGCCAGCGGGCCGGGCTGTCGATGATACCAACGATGTTGATCTTCACTGGCTCGTTCTGCGGAAGGGCCTCGCCCTCACGGATGATAACTTCAATCATTCCAGCCTGCTGCTGTCCGATGGCCTCGGCAATCTGCTTGCCAATCTCTCTCTTGATGTCTTCTGAATCCATAATAAATTTCTTTTTAAGTTAATAAAGTGAATTTAGTTCATTTCCTAATCCTCGGTGCCGTTCTTTCGGATTTCATGGAAGATGGTCTTCTGAAGCTCGTCCTTCCTTGCCGGACGGCTGTAGACGAGTATGCCCTCCCGGCTGTAGTAGCCTACCTCGCGGCGTTCCTCGTCAACCATCTTGTAGCAGTCCTCCTCGATGTACTCGGAGCGGGTCTTCAGGCTCCCGGTGACTTTCTTGCGGTTTTCCTTCAAGCCCCGGATTTCATCCTTCAGCTCTTTGGACTTCTCCTTCAGCTCCTCCTCCTTCTCGTCAATCTTGATCTGAACGCTCATGAGCTGCTCTTTCAGCGAGTCGACTTCCTCAGAGGGGAGTGAGCGGGTGTAGCCGAGGTGCTCTATGGCATCGGCGTTCGCGTCTAACATTTCCCTGCGCTCTTCGGGCGCAAGGTCTTGGAACAGTGTTGCTTCCATTGTCTTACTTGTTTTGAATGTTAATACTATTGTTTACTGGGTTGCGTTTTCTCAGCTGTTTAATAAGCAACCGGGCACGACGGTAGCGGTTCTGTATGCGAAGGTTCTCACCACCACGCTCCATGGCCACGAATGCACTGAGGAACTCAACCACTTCGTCATACTGTCGGTTGCTTATCTGATACATAGGAGAAGGTCATTTTAGCAGGAAACGGCGGGAACCTGCAACGGTGCGAAGATAGCTCTCATACATATCTGGCTCATTAGCCGCAAACTCCTTCTCGTTGAACTTCTGACTGTCCTTTGCCGTCTTCCATGTGGCAAGGATAATAGGCTTTGCGGGAGTGCCGCCGGGAGCCGTCAGAGCTTCTGCGTCACCGAAGAACATCTTGATTTTCTCTTCGAGTTCCTTGGCCTGCTGCTCGATGTCCTTCGCCTCGCCTTTCAGCTCTTTAAGCTGGCGGCAGGCCTCTATGATTTCCTCGTCTGCCTCAATCATCTTGCCGGGGGTGTGGCGGGGGTTTCGGAGAAGTATGTCCTCGACGTTCACCGGGTCAGGCTCAACGCCGCCGATGATGTTGTCCATCCAGAACTTCTCCACCTCGTCGACCATCCACTGGTAGAACTCCTTGTCGAAGGTGAAGTCGCGGTAGCCGAAGGTGCGGCCCATCGTGAGCCAGGCGAGGGCACCCTGTTCAAGCTCAGCCACTCCCAGCTGGTACTGCAGCTGGCAGAACCAGTGCTGTGGCGGGTTGTCGCCGTCGACCTCCATCTGCGTGGTCTTGCACTCGACGATGCCCTTGTTGCGGTCGCTCTTGGGCCTGCCGGGAATCCAGTAGGTTCGGTCTGGGCTTACGCGAAGGAAGGGCTTCTCGTCGTTCACTATGAGCCAGTCGCCTGCACTGGCCTTGATGATGTCCTTGCCCGTCTCGTCGGAGTAGAACTTGCTTACGGCGTCCTCCAGGTAGTGCCCGGCCTTCATGGCGAAGTTCTCTGGCTTCGGCGGGTCGATGCCCTTCTTGCGCCTCCATAACTGGAGCGGTGTCTCGTAGGGGTTGAGCCCGAGGATGGTAGCCACCTCAGAGCTTCCGATGCCGCCCTCGCGGTCTCTAAGCCACGCCTGACGGTCTTTCTGTCTGATGATTGTGTAACTCATAATTGTTGTTGTTTGTTGTGGGTTAATAAAGCTCCTCGTCAGTCCACCCGGTCAGGTCGAACGGGTCATCTTGAAGGACTGTGTCGAGGAATGAATTTCTCCTTTTCCTGGGCCTTGCGGCCTTTGTTCTCCAGTAGTAGCCATTCAGAGGCCCGGCGGTCGTTCCGTTCGCGCGTCTGATGATTGCATGGTAGTTCACGCCCTCGGCGGCTGCCGCCTTGTTCACGGAGTCGTAGGTGGCGACGACGCGGCCCTGCCCGTCAACCTTCTCCACCTTCATGGCATGGGTAACTCCTGCATCCCGGCGGCTCTTCCTCACGCCGTGGCTGACTGCAATCTGCTCGATGTACTTCACCGATACGCCATACTCAGCCGCAAGCTTCTTGGTGTTCGTGTTAGGGTAGGCGGCGAGTATCTTCGACATAATGTCCGTCCGCTCGTCAATCCTGCGCTGGTATTCCTCCTTTGACAGGTTATTGTCTAAGCGGAGGTCATCACGGAACCGTGGAAGCGACTCTTCCAGCCTGTCTAAATAGCTCTTCTGCATGGCTTAATCACTTTAGGTTGGGGTTGTTCTTGGCCTGTTCCTCAATCTCCTTCAGGATGGCCTCGTCGTTCTTCTTGCGGCTGGAGGACTGCTTCTTGATGGCCTCGGATTCCTTGGCCTTCTTATCGTCAGCTTTCTTCTCTTTTGCATCCTTGCCGCTCTTGTGCTGGTCAATCTCCTTCTTGGCCTTATTCAGCCCATCTATGATGGATGAGCTCTCGGTCAGCGCCTTCTTGACCTTGTCGTTCAGCTTGTCGATGTCCTTCAGCTTGGCCTCGGCCTTCTTGATCTCTTCACAGTTGCTGGTGTGGTCGGCGGCAAGTCCGTCCACCTCGCTCTTCAGGAACTCCACCTTTTTCTTCATGCCGTCAATCTGTGCCATGGCCGAGTTCACGTATCTGATGCTGTCCTCCATCTTCTGCAGCGTAAGCTCGTAGTTGGTGGAGAGCAGGCCGACGCGCTGCTTCAGCGTTGTGACGGCCTCGGCGTATTCGTCGCCAAGCATGGCATAGAACAGCCCGCTCAGTATCGTGCCGCGCTCCATGGCACCGTTCTTCTGGAGTCCTACGTGCGATATGAAGCCAGCCAGCAGGTCGGTCTCGGTGAGGTACATGAAGTTCTCGCCGTTGACTTGCAGGCGGTAGCCGTTGGGGACGGTCTCAATCGCAATCTTTACAATGTCTTTCTTCATAGCTGTGATGTTGTTGCGGGTTCATAGTTATGATTCCTTTATCTCCCCGGTCTCGGGGTCTACGACGGGGGCAGTCTCTGGCTGCCCGGCCTGCTTCTTGATGGCGGCGGCGGCCTTGCTCTTCTTGTCCTCCGACTTCTTCTGGGCCTCCAGCGCCAGCCTGCGCTCCTCGACGGGTTTCAGGAAGGCATCCTTCACGGTGGTGTCGCCCTCCTTGATGGCGTTGTAGATGCCCTTCAGCAGGAACACGCGCTCCTTGTCAAGCTCCTCGCGCTTGGTGATCTGCAGCAGGTCGAAGATCATCTGCTCGGTCACGCTGAGCTTCGCGAAGTACTGTATGAGCGTCTGGCGCTGGGTCTCGAGGTCGAGGGCCTGTCCCATTGCGACCTTCCTCACTTCCTCGATGACGCGCTTCGTCACGGCCTTCGGGATGACCTTCAGCACGGCGTTGCGGAAGGCGATTGCGGCGGCGGCGTTGCCGGTAACGACCTGCATGTCCTGCGAGTAGGTGTATCCCTTGCTCGTGAGGATGCTGCGCTTGACCTCCGTGCAGATGGCTACATTTGTCTCGAGGTCGTGGCATACGGCCTGCGCCGTGATCGTCTTGCCGTCGTTGCCGATGATGCGGGTGGCGACTCGGAGGTTGCCCCATGCCCCGGCGATAATCTCCGCCATGCGGACTGACAGCCCCTCAATGGTCTGGGTGGTGCCGCCCGCGCCGTTACGGTGAAGCACGTAGAAGCACTCAGACGCCGTGTCAGTGTCCATTGTGGCGTAGGTCTGAATCTGGTTAAGCACTGTCGGAAGGTGACGCGGGTACTGCTTGGCTGTTGCCACCTGCTGGTCGATTTCCGACCTGTTCAGAGCCGATAGCATGTCGGCCTGCTGAACTTGAATGATTTGTCCGTTTTCCATAAATCGTTGAAAATTTGTGGGCTTTCGCCCGGTTAATAATTATCCGTACATGTATCTGTAGTAGTCGCTCCAGGACGAGAAGCCGGGGTCGAGGCCGGGGTCGCGTTCTTCCTCCTGGTACGGCTCACCCAGCTCGTCGCGCTCATAGCGTCGGCGGCTGTCCTCGTTCTCGTCGAACGGCATGATGTCATTTCCCCAGTCCTCCTTCTTCATGATGTCATGTTCCATAGCCTGATAATCTCGGAGCCGGTGTAGTACGGGCGAAGGTTCGCCCTGTGGTAGGAGGCCTTGATAAGCCCGGCCCTGCGGTAACGGTGCAGGGTACTGCGGCCTATGCCAAGCTTGCTGCAAGTCGACTTCGTGTCGTAGCGGCAGTTATACAGTACGTCTGGCTGCAACGGTGTCATAGCGCACCTCCTTCCAGCCATCCGGCAAAGCCGCACAGTAAGACAAGGGAAATCGCGACTGCCCAGAGGTATGGTGCAGCGGATGTAAACAACACGGGAATGCCGAGAATGCTTGCGAACTCGCTTTCGAGGCTCCTGCGGTAAAGCCACAGGACGGAACTGCGGTAGGCTCTCTTGATGATTGTTGTCGTGGGTCTCATAAGCTTACCTCCTTGTTGGTTGATAAAGTCCAGAACGCTCGACAATACGGCGCACGCCCATCGAAGTCATGGAGAACTGATTGGCGATGGCGAGAAAGATGCGGCTCGGAGCAACGCCGGGCTGCTGGTTACGAAGCATCAGGTACGTCTGGCGTATCTGCTCGTGGCGCTCGTCGCGCTGCTTCTCTAACGGTGTCCTTAAATCTACTTCCATTTTTTTACTTTTTTTAAGTTCAACTATTCAGTTTATTTCAAAATTTTATCGTATTTTTGTAGCCGAGTTTATAAATGTCTTTCAAAAAGACGGTGCAAAATTATAACAAAAGTTTTATATAACCAAACTTTAGTTTTATTTTTAATAAATTTTAAGAAAATAGTTGTACTATGGTTGGATTTGAGGCAAAGATTAAACAGTTGTGTAGAGAGCATAACGTGACACAAAAGCAGCTATATTCTGAGCTTGGTGTTACGGATTCAGGTATGCGTAAGATGTTTGCACGAAATTCTTGTGAGGTAGCGTTCCTTGAAAAGATTGCAGAATACTTCAATATCCCAATCGGAGTATTCTTTGATAGTCGTGACGGCAATATAGAAAACATCATGGCCGCTGACAATTCAACAGCATTCAAAGGGAACGGGAATACAATTGGGGCTGATGTTGGCAAATTCCTTGATCTCCTTTCAAAAAAAGATGAGCAAATAGACCGTCTGGTTGGAATAATAGAAAATAAGATGAAATAATAACAGAATGAACAGACGACTCGCACAATTCATCGAATACAAGACAGGCGGCAACCAGAAGGAGTTCGCCGACCTGATGGGCTGGTCGCCCCAGTACCTCTACAAGATGCTGAAGGGCGACAGCATGGGAATCCAGCCCGTCGTGAGCCTGCTTAGGAAGTTCCCGGAGCTTGACGCACGGTGGCTGATCCTCGGCGATGGCTCAATGCTCGACCTGCTCCGCAGGCGCATCCTCGACATGCTGAGCCTCGAGAGGTACATTCCAGTGATGAGCCGCGACGAGATAGACGCGCTCGTGTCCGGCAGGACTGACTTCGACCGGGACACGGTGGAGGGCTGGGAGTCGCGCCTCGCCGAAAGGGAAACGGAGATACGTCAGCGCTTCGATGCCGCCTACAAGAAACAGAAGGAACTGGCCGGAAACCCGTGAATCACCCGTGAACGGAAAGGCACATAAAACGAAAAAGCCCCTGTACAAAGGGGTTCCGGGGCCGGGAGTATCATGCCTGGAAAGCGTGTAACCGGCAAAACCGGTTCGCAGGTTCGAATCCTGTTCTCTCCGCTTGCAAATAGGCTTTTAGGCGGGGTTTTTCACCCGCCTTGCTTTTTCTGCCAGCTGCCCCATTTTGTACCGAGCGGTGTCATTTTACCCGTGAAGCACTCGTGAAATATGATAAGCACAAGATACTACCTCGACAAGCGGCACAAGGAACCAGACGAGCCGCACCCGCTGAAGCTCTGCATCACAAAGAGAGGGCAGACGGCGTACATACCGATGGGCATATCAGTTCTGCCCTCACAGTGGAACAGCGTCACGCAGAAGGTCACGGAGGGCCTTCTGAAGCGAAGGATTAACCCGTTCCTCGAAAGCAGGAAGGCGCAGATCGACAACCTCATACTCGACCTTACGACAGCCGGGAAACTCGGCGGCCTGAATGCCGTGCAGATCAAGAACGTCATCATGGAGCACTTAGACCCGGAGGCCGACTATGCCAACCTGTTCGCAAGGAGGTTCGAGGAATACGGTTTAAGTCGCAAGGCACCGCACACACGGGGGCTGTACGCCGCCACGCTGAAGCGCATGAGGGAGTTTGACTCAAAGCTTGGGAACCGCACCTTTGAGATGATAACGAAGGACTGGCTCTACCGATTCAGTGACTACCTCATAAAGCAGGGGAACTCAAAGAACACACGGAACATTCACTTCCGCAACATCAGGGCCGTGTTCAATCACGCCATCGACTGTGAGGTTACAAGACACTACCCCTTCCGAAAGTTCGACATGCGCCCGGAGCAGACACCGAAGCGGAGCCTTTCGGTTGAACACCTTCGAGAGCTTTTCGACTACCCGGTGGAGCCTTGGCAGCAGCGGTACGTGGACTATTTCAAGCTTACCTTCCTGCTCATCGGGATCAACACGGTAGACCTGCTTTCCTGCAAGCAGAAGTCATACTCGGAAGGGCGGCTCACCTACAAGAGGGCAAAGACTGGACGCTGGTATAATATAAAGGTAGAGCCAGAGGCTGCCGAGCTGATAGAGAAGTACCACGGCAGGAACCTCCTTGTGAGCTTCGCCGAGAAGATGACCTCGTACCGAACCTTTTGCGGGAAATTAGACAAGGGGCTGAAAAGCATAGGCCCGGTGGAGCAGGTCGAGAATGCGAAATGGAAGAAGGGGAGCAAGAAGCACCGCTTCCACATCAGCAGGACTTCGGCTTTCCCCGGCCTCAGTATCTACTGGGCACGCCACACATGGGCCACCATCGCGTACTCCCTCGACATAACCGACGAGACGATAGCCGCCGCACTCGGACACGGGCACGGCAACCGAACGACCTCCATATACATAGACAAGAGCATAGCGAGGGTTGACGAGGCTAACAGGAAGGTGATAGACTGGGTTCTATACGGCAAGAGGTAGTTATTTTTCTCAAAAAACGTCGAGGTGACAACGACGTATGCCGGGTTAGTAACTATGTAGGCGTGTATTTTTTCGCACAACCTCGTTGTAGAGAATTGTCCGGGCAAAAAAGAAGCCAGAGAAGGACTTATCCCCTGACTTCTCCGCAGGTATGCACCTGACATACCCACAACAACGCTGCAAAGGTAAGACATTTCTGTGTGACGGCAAAACTTTTTCGCATTTTTTTGCAAGCTATACGCAAAAATCCCCAGCTACCTTCACAGGCGGCTGGGGATGGACTTTGGTACATAAAACTATTAACTAAAAATTAAAAAGACTTGCCCGTCCGCTGACGGAGAGAAAATGTGTAACACAATTACTACTAACCAATAACTATAAAACTTATATGAAAAACACAAGAGTCGCGCCTCACGGCGGTAGAAGTCTGTAGCCTAATGTTATGCCGATGTAAGGCTCGAAGCCTTTGTAGCGGATGCCGTAGCCATAGCCTATGCCTGCGCTGAGGGTGAAGCGGGACTGACGTTTCAGCAGCGTGACGGTCTGGGTTACGGTATTGGTGATGGTACGCTGCCGCACGGTGATGGAGTCGAGCTTGGGCCAGTCCTGGTATAGCAGGCCGCTGACGTAGGCTGTATAGGTGGAGTCGTCGGAGTACTCGCGCTGCACGACGGCCATAGAGTCATTGAACGTTGAACGTTGAACGTTCTTGCCTTGCAAGCGACCAAAGGTCGAGCGGAACGTTGAATCTCTGACAGGAACCTTGACGTAGCACAGCACACGCTCACGTTTGACAACGGGCACGGTGTCGTGTACCTCGACATAGACGGTATCGCGAACGGAGTCGACACGGACGCTGAGGGTGTCGGCGGGAACGGGAGTTTCGCCGTCGCAACGCTGGTAGCACCACAATGACACAATGGCCATGATGGCTACCGGGATTATCGGAACGATGACGTAGAGCAGGTGATCGATGAGTCTGTCTTTCATAATCCAAAAACCTTCTTAGCAAGCCGCAGGTAGTACATACGCTGCGCCAGTCCGTTGTAACCTCCGTTGATACGCTTAGTCACGCCCCTCACATCGTCGGCATCGGCCCACTTGTTGAGGTTGCGCGTCTTCCAGTAGAATAGGCTCGACTTCTGGGCACCGGGGAACCTCGCCAGCCATTCGGGATGGCTCATGAGGTCGCCGTTGCAATACTCGGAGTCGGCGTAGGCTTTGTAGTTGCTTCTACCAGTGGTCTGCAGCAGGCCGCGTCCCTTGAAGCGCACGCCGTCGCCGGGCTGGGTGTTGCCGAGGTCGGCACGGCCTTCATACTGCTTGCCGCTGGAAAGCTCTTCGAGCCATTTCAGTTCGCCAGTCTCGTGTGCCACCTGCGCTATGTAGTGGGCGGCACGTAGCTGGGTGGTGATGCCGAACGTGGGTGCCCAATCGTTGAAGGACACCACGAAGTCGGCCACCCTCTCGCTGTGTACGTTAGGCATGATGCGCCTAACCTGTTGTGCTGTAATCTTCATAATTATGTACTATTTATTTATGTACGATGTACTATTTAGTCTTCCATGTTCTGCTCATCGTCGTAGACCGTGGGAGGGCCGTCGTGATGGTGGTGATGGTGGCCTTCGTGTGACAGTCCCTCGACGGCATCGCCTATCTCCTGGCTCCGGGCCTTTATCATGCGCCCGAAGAAGCGGATAAGTGCCCGCCACACGTCGATGGCCTTCACGTCGACTCCCATCTTGACATACACCATGTGTCCTATGATGCTGGCCACCTCGCAGCCGCCGCCTATCAGCAGGCCGATGGCGGCAGTCCAGATGTGCGAGCACACCTCCATAGGCTCGAAGATGGCCAGCCCGAAGAGTGCGCCCACGACGAGGTAGGTCATATAGTCCACAATCTTGTTGCAGGTGCGCCGGACGGCACGCGACTTATGCCAGCGGAACTTGTCCATCAGCGTTGCGTTGCCTATCTCTTTGGCCTCGAAGTATCGCTTGCGGGCGGCTGAGCGTCCCCACCAGAGGTCGGCGAGTATCAAGACGATTGAGAAGAGCACCATGTAGCGGAGGTCGTAGACAACGGCGATAAGCTCGGAGCCGATACTTCCCCACAGCACCACTTTTGTTCCTGTTGTTTCCATCTTGTCAATTGTCATTTGTCAATTATCAATTACCAATTATCAAAACTCCGTAGAGCGACGCGGCACAGCACACCTCGCTTACCAGAACCAGACGGCTTCGCATATAGGGGAACGGGAGCACCGCAAGGTACAGTGCCCACGACAGCAGGTACACGGGGTTGATGACGGCCACGACGCACTGTGACATCAGCCCGGCAGAGACGCCTAACCAGTCGTGCCAGTCGCTGGTGTCTTTGTTGACGAGAGGCGTGACGGCGGCACCGGTGAGAAACATGAACGTGAGGAGGGCGAAGCAGGCGAGGCGGTCGTCCAGCCGCTCCCACATCGGGATGAGCAGCAGGAACCCGACGGCTATGAGCCAGGCCGACCACAGCCATTGCAGGTGACGGGGAAAGCCGTAAACCATCGCGCTGACGGACTTCGGAATCTGCCGCGTGTAGCAGAAGAAACCGAAGATGCCCGTCAGAGCGAGAAGGAGGGAGAGGTAGGTCATCATAGCGTGCCGTATATTAGATAGCCAATACCAAATGCAAGCACGAAGCCGATAACGGCTCCGATGCCGAAGTGCCACCACTTGTAGTTACGCTTGAAGCCAAGCACCTTGACGGTCTCGGCAAGGAACGAGACGGCGAATGACACGAACACACCATAGGCCAAGTCCTCGGTCAGCGGATGGCCGGGATAGAGACACTGCTCGTCGTAGAGCATGTAGAGCACCACCAACGCCACAAGAACGGCGTTCGTCAAAAAGGAATCAAAAATCTTTTTCATAACAGTATAAATTTTAATGTAAAACCTATCATACAACCTCCAAGGGTCAGGGCAAAGTCCGACCAGTCCATCAAGCCGCCCCATTGCCTGTCCTTGTACTCCATAGCCGCACCTGTGGCAATGCCGACAAGGGCGGCGCAATACCACCCGTTAGCAAGCAGGCCGAGCATTATGCCGCCCAGCAGGTGCTTCCACCTGTTGCTCTCGCGAAGCCAGTTGAGAATCTTCTTCATACGCTGCCAAGGTTTAGTGAGTCAATGAAAGCGTCGGCGGTGTTCTTCTCCACCCAGCCAACACCGAGGCAGCTGTCGATGAAGTTCAGACCACCAAGGTAGAAGCGTGCCAGTTCGCCGATGTTCTGGAACGTCTCGTAGATGGCCTTGTGGTCGGCGTCCTCGCTGATTTTGTAGGAGAACGGGAACCTCACTTCCTCTGGGTAGGCCAATGCCGCGTCATGCTTGGCCTTAAAGTTGTTCTGGTTCTCAGTCGAGAGCCATACATTGACCGTCTGCCCGGCATGGTCGCCGTGCAGCACCGTCCACTGGTAGCCCGTCAGAATCTTCTCGTCAGTCAGTGCGTCCACATGGTCGTGAATGACCGTGCGCAGTTCATCCGGCGTGGGGATGTGGTCGAACGTCTCGCGGTAGTCGTAGCCGTTGCCGTCCTCCTCGCCGAAACCGTAAATCAGCGTAGCCCACTTGCTGCCCGATGTCAGCAGTTGGTCGTGCCGCTCATTTGCTCCAAATACTTTTTCCATAGTTTATCGTTGTTAAGTGAATATATACTTTAGTTTGTTGTTTCCGAACAGTTCACTCTTGATGGTCGTGCCGCACGGCAACAGTCCCTTGTCTGCCATCTGCTGAAGATACCATAGTTGCTGCTTGTCGGCGGTGAAATACTTGCCCGGCGTGCCGTCGTCCCACTGGAACGAAACCAGCGTCCGAGGGCCGTTATCCGTCTGGATATCGGTCTCGAAGTCAACGATGGTAATGTGCGTGTTGGCCAGTTCGCGCAGGCTGACGGGCTTTCCCGTGAAGCGTTTCTTGCCGTCCTCGGCCACATACTTTAATCCTATGTCCTTAAACTCCATCATATTTTTGCCTGTTAAAATTTTGTATAAGTGCTTGCAGTTTCCCCACTTCGCCATGCCCTTCAGACTGCCTATAATCTCCTGACGACGCTTGCGGCTCTTCACGCGGTGGAGTGCCCGTGCGGCCTTCTGCTTCGTGCGCTTGCGAAGCCGTGCCTTCTTTCCGTCGTAGACGTAGCCGAGAAAGTCAATGCCGTCAGAGATTGGGCGCACACATTCGTTGGCCTTTATCTCCAGATTCAGCTTGTGAACCATGTCGTGCATGATGTCGCGCAACAACCACAGCTTGCGCTTCGACGATGCCAGTATCACAAAGTCATCGCAGT